ACTTTTTCTCCGACATTTTTGAAATCGATCCCACGCCACCAGGTGGAAACCTTGTCCCACAACCAACCGATTGGGTCAACATCTTCCCACCACTTCTTTAAGTTGGCGAAGAAGGAACCCTCGTCATACGGGTCAACCCCGGTGGGCTGAATCTCAAACATCTTGACCGGGTCGGGGTTCTTGGTTTCGGGTGTGCTTGCACCGCTTCCGTCATCCTTGTTTTCCGTGATGTTGTTCAGTTCATCGAAGTCCATCAGCTGGATTTCCTGACGCAACTTCTTCACGGCTTTTGTGGTGTTGTCGGTTGCTTCCTTATATACCGTCTGAACCTTGACCGCTTTGTTCCACTGAGTTTTCCCTGTCAGTTGGGCGAACAATCGCTGCACCCAGTTGAAGGCATCCACCAGTTTATCTACAAGGTTTTCAATAAGCGGTGTGAAGTATTCCACCAACGGGGAGAACATTGACGCAAAGCCGTTCTTCAGATAAAGCATTGAAGTGGCAAGCCTGTCCATAGACGGGGCGAAGTTCGACCCTACCGCCTGTGAAAAGAAGTACAGATTCTCTGTACCTTCGGAAAGCCCTTGGGTGATCGCCTTCAGAGCAGAACGAATTGCACGATACATGGCTATCCGCATGATGGATTTCAGAAAGCCTGTGAGTTTCTTTATACCGCCCTGTGCTGCGTTACCGACAATCTTAAAAGCCCCGGTAAGCGGAAGCAAAGCAACCTTTGCGATCTTCGCAGAAGTCTTCAGGAACCCAAGCGTTGAGCCGAATTTCCGTATCTTGTTGGAAGCGTTTGATGCAGAATCCCCGGCTTGACCAGTTGCATTCGCCAAATCACGGAAGTAAACCGCTTGTGCGTTTATGGTGACCCCGGAGCCGGAAACCCCCTTTAAGGCATTCTGATAATTCTTCATGCCTTTTGTCATTTCGGTGAAGGGATTCCCTATTTTCTTGGTATCTTTAACGCTTGCCCCAAGGTCTTTAAGACTTTGGTTGATGGCTTTCATGCCACCGGCAGACTGCCCGGATACCCGTGCCAGTTCCATCAGATGCTTCGTGACCTGGTCGATAGCCTGTATAGCCTTTGAAGCATCGGCATTTATCTTGATTTGTAAGCTGTCAACATTACCCGGCATCTGTCTGTTCCTCGTTCTTTTTAGCGTCAAACGCAGCTTTCAAGGCATTCAGCCTTGCCACGACCAACGCATTCTTTCGGTCTTCAATAGCCTTCAGTTCTTCCTCTGTGCAAGGTCTGATCCGTAAAGGCTCATTGAGATAATGATTTACTTTATGCTTTTTGCCGTCCATGTGGATGTTCGACAATGCGGTGGAAATCGCAATGAATGTATACATCCCGTTCCACCATTCCTTTTGGTTCTCTTCGTCCCTTTTCAGTTCGTGTGCCTTCCAGTAGTACACTGCAAGATAAGGGTCTTGGTTCCAAAACTCATCGTAAGTCATTCCTATAGCCATATAATAAGGAAAGACTTCCCGGAACACCTCACTGAACGGCATATTTTTTTCTTGCTCAGACGATGGGGGTTCGTATGTTACCTCACCACCATCGTCCACTTGGCGTTTTTTCCTTCACCGTTCCGCAGAGTGTTATATCCGTACATATACAGTTCTGACACGGGTTCGGCAAGGGCTTCAAGACCCACGGAGAAAACCAACTCTTCAGCTTCTTCCATCGTCACATCCGGCTTGCTTGCGAGAAGACCGTACCACACCAGCCTGATATAAGGGGTAATTTCTTCTTCTTCAAACAACTCTTGCATTTTCTGCACCGTGAAATGTTCCCTGTCCATCTTCATGATGGTGGCACGGGGGAAGAAAATGGAGAGCCGATTTCCGTCCTGGTCTGTAAATTCAATAGGTGCCAACTGTTTGATTTCTTCTTTCTTTGCCATGATAGAACTCCTTAGGGGAAGGCTGGGATTTTACTCCCAGCCATCAATCTGATTCGGAGTGATATAAACATCACCCTCGAAAACAGCATCGGTTTCAATCTGCGGAAGACCCAGCGAAGCGGGCATTCCGGCGAAATAGAATTTCTCCGTGACATTAGGCACAGTCACCTGGAACCAGCAAGCCTTGTTGGAAGCAATACCAGTAGTCGCAGCAGTCACAATGCCTTCCCAAGCAGTAATGAATGCCTGAGTGATGTTCACGGTAAGAGACACGGAACCACCGATGTCTTTAAGGGCACCGATATATCTTTTCCATTCAGTGTCGGAAAGGTCAGTCACCTCATAGGTGGACGGCTCCGGGTTCATGTCGCCGATGGTCTTCACGTTCGGGATAGCCGTAAAGGTGGACGGACGAGTTCCGGCAGTAGTTTCAACGGCATAACCGATCTGAATTCCAGCGGTAGAAAGTTCGTTTGCCATATTACAATTCTCCTTGTAATGTTAATCTTCTGTCGGCAGCTGATCGGCACCACCGATGACCCGGTGGAATCTGCCCACCATACGCATGACCGTGGGGTCAGCGTTCTCTACTCTGCCGACAAAATTCTCAATAAAGTAAAGTTCACGCATTGCGGTGCGGACATCTGCCATGATTGATTCGACTTCTGCCAACGCACCGTTTTGTTTGGCTGAAAAAACCTGGACTTCAAAGTCCTTTCTTACTTGCTCGTCTGTAAAGTCGAGTGTGTAATCCATTGCCTGTGAGTTGCTCTGTGTTTCTACGATGTAGCAAGCCGGGAAGGATTCGGGCACTGTTTCAAGCCGTGCAGAGCAATACACGGGTCTTTCTTCCGTGTTCACTCTCTGCTCTACATAATCGTAAATGTCCACTCTTGAAATCATTACTTAATCCTCTTAGCCATACTTTCAACGTATTTTCGTGCCGCTTCCATGCCTTTCAGCATACCCCGTCTTGGCTCATGATTATACGGATACTTCGCCGGGTCTTTGCCAGCCTGAAGCCATTTAAACCATGTGTTAGCGTGTTCTTCCGACCACGAACCAGGATAAACATTGAAATCCACATCATCCGCATATTCATGGGTCGGATCGGCGTAATAGCCTGTACCGAATTCAAGAAAGGTAACCAGCACACGACCATCCGGGGAGAAAGCGGTGATCTCATAAGCGAAGTCACCAACTTTCGTCTGTGAAAAAGCCACAGAAGACCCAAAGGCTTCAGAAGCCACTTCGGTAAACCTTGCACAGATATCACCCATAGTCTTATTTATCTTGTCTATGAGCGTCTTCTCCCGGTACTTCTGAATCTTCTTCACAGCCCCGTTAATCGCACTTGGATGGATACCGTTTATCGTGATCGTGGTACCGCTTCTGCTCATTCCACACTCACCTTCTTGATGGCATACAGGATTGTACTCAGACCCCTTGCCACCTTCGTTACCCGGTAGTTGTGCTTCCCGGTTGACGGGGTGCCAATCCAAAGGATGGTATCTTCGGCAATGGGGCAAGTCATATCGCACGTTGACATGACATTGGTGTAGTCTTCAGCCTGTCCGAAAGGCTCCACCGCAGCTTCACCCTTGTTCGGGGATACATAAATCCTGAAGGGCTGAGGTTCCGAGTAAGCCTTCTGCTTTTCACCCGTCTTCTTCCCATCAACAAGGATGTCTTGCAGCCCCAAATACAGGGCGTATTCGATCTGCTGTGTGTTTGATGCTAAAGACTGCATGGTCACACCACCTTTGCATACGGCGTGATCTTCGCAAGAACATCCCTGTCATCTGAGGAATACCAGTCTCTGTGAATGCCATTCTCGATGTGCATCGTTTCGCCAAGACCGCCACGCCTTGCAAAGAACCTCGCCGCCAACTCACACTGTACCCCTTCGTACTGTGCCGGGACTTCATAGACTCCGTCCGGGATACCGAAAGGATACATGGTCGATAGAACGGTTTCTTTAGCCATGTCAAGGTATTCCATGACAAGCGAATCCGTGGCTGTTGCATCATTCATAAGTAATGTCTGAACCCTTTTAATTTTACGTTCATCTGTCATGGAATCACCTCAGTTTATTATTTCTTCCTTGGCTTCTTAACGGGGGTCGCTTTGGTTTCGGGAGCCTTTTCCTTTTCGGGGGCTTCCTTCACATCCTCTAAGCAACCCACCGTCATAGAGCCGTCTTCATTGACCCGGATACTCATCAGGTGGAAGATTTCTTGTGAACGTAGATACCCTTGGTCTTGTTGGCAAGAACGAAGGTATCATGGTACATTCTGTAGTTCAGCTTGTACGCATCAGCGTCCTGGTTGACGGACGGGGAGAAGATCCTGATGGGGTTATGCTTCACGACCTGAAGGATCGCAGAGGGATGGATGATCATGAAGTTGATACCCACACCACCGGCAGTATATCCACCGGCACCGCTGGAAGTCGTAGGAGCATTGATGGTCACAGCGGTATTGAACCGGGCAGAGGGGACTCTGATGATCCGCATATCATCGTAGAATTCTACGTTGGTATTTACGTTGTTCTCAGAGTTGATGATCCGTCTTTCGATGTTGCCCTTCAGCTGGGAATAGATGAGCGGATTCACATACAGGATTCTGCCTTCGTAAGGAACTTCGTTGTCATCCATAGACGCTTCGGCGGCATCGATAAGGGCAGCCACATCAGCGTTCGCAGCGATGGTAGCGGTAGCACCGTCAACACCAGTTGTTCCAGCCCATTTGGCGAAACGATAAGCATCGATTTCCGGGACGACCTGGGTACGCTCAAACTGACCGAGCAGATTGCCCATCATCATGCCGAGGGTTTCCTCATCATCCATAGCGTCTACGGAGAAGGAACGACCACGATCCTGGGACAGTTCGTAGGGTTCCCAGGAACCATCGGTATCACCGGGAACATAGCCAGCGTTCCGGGAATAGTTCGCAAGACCGACTGCTGTGATATTGAACAGATTAACCTTGTTCGCACCAGTCCAGTCAACCCTGGAGTTCTGTGTATCAAAGATAGAAGTAAGGGATTCTCTCTTGTAGACTTCGTCCAGCATGGGGACGAACTTCTGAGCAAGAGCAATCGTGTTGCCAACAGGGGCAGTCATGGTAGTTGCCATTTGGTTCTCCTTTTAGATTAGAACCCGAACCACTTACGCATTTTAGCGTATTCCGCATCATCGACATTCTGTGCCTGAAGCGGAACGCCTGTCGTAAGGTTCGGCTGTTGTTTCAGAGCCTCCGCTCTGATCCTTGCGGTTTCGTCTGAAATAAACTTTTTGATGCCATCAAAAAACTCATTCGGAACACCGTCAGGAAGAGTCTTCGCAAGTGTCCCGGCTACTTCAGCCGTTACCCCGGTTTCTAACAGTTTCGCACTGTAGGTTGAGATCCGTTTCTCAAGTCTGAGTGCTTCCAGTTCTTCCCGGAGATCTTTGTCTGCCTGTTCTCTTTCCAGTTTTTCCTGTTCTTCCTTGGTAAGATGTTCGGCAAGTTTACGTTTGTACCCGGCAGCTTCGGACGCAGCCTTATCGAAGGAATCCTTCAGCTTGTCCTTTTCGGCAAGAAGGTCTTTGTAAAGTTTCTCAAAGTCCTG